TTCTGGACGCTTACCTTCTGACTCGTTAACAATAACACGAGCAACTTTAGTCATGTCAGTCCACATTAACTCAAATGTTTCAGGGTCACGAATGAATACTTGATCGCCGTATTTGAGTACATTACGGAAAATACGGAAGATACGTTGATCTAACTTGTTAAGTTTAACCCACTGTAACAGTTGTTTTTTAATAATTTCAACTTCGTTATCAGTTGGTTTATCATTATATTTGGCTTGGAAAGGTACTACATTGTCACCTGTAGTTTGTGTACAAAATTCAGCTAAGATATCCAAACAGGCATTGATTTCTGTATCGCTATCCATGTTTTCGTACTGATTATAACGCTCAACGCGATTAGGATGTCCTGTATAAACTTCGGGCAAACGACTTGCATAATTACGATATACAATATCTGCATGTCCACGTAAAGGATCACGTCCATCGTTACGTCCGTATCCGGGCAATCCATCGGCACCTCTGCCAGACAATGGACTTATGTCGCCGGCTACGTTAGCGACTTTAAAATACTTTTTCCACCCTTTTTTGTCTTGATCTGCCATTAATCTATTCCGATTGTAGTAGTTTACTTATCACTAAGCTGTACTACTCTGTAGTATTTTGTTCATAGTAGCGTTTTGATCTCGAGTCAATGACACTAGATTTTCTAATAATTGTGTTTGATGCGGATCAGCTTGTGCTGTTTCTTGATTTGCGCCGGTAGCTCCTGCTCCTGCAGTTGCAGCTCCAACTCCCCCAGCAACTACAGCTTGGTTTTGTGCCTGAGCACCGGCCATCATGTCTGAAACTTGAGTAGATGTAGGTGCTGTTGTTGCAACAGGCATTGTCGGTCCAGCTATAGGCTGTCCGTTCGCATCAACAGCTCCGGGCATTCCAGGAGCAGCCGCAACAGGCATTCCGGGAGCAGCCATTGCTACGTTTGAGTTAGGGTCTTTTAATCTTGCTAAAGTTTCTTCTTGTTCTTTTCCAAAACGACTTTGAACACTAGCACGAGTTTTTTCGTCACTGCTGCCAAATCTTGTACCGCGTTCTGCATATACAGCTTTAGTAAGATCTTCTGCACTCATACCCGGCTTATAAACTTTGTTCATTATGCCAGATGCACCTGCACCACCGTGCTGTACAGAAGTACTCCACATCATGTCTTGGAGGGCTTTGTTACCTCCGATCATGTCAGATAGGCCTTTGTCCTTAATGCCAGCCATTGCAGGATCGTAGTGTGTTTTCTTTATAAAATCGTGTTCGGAAGTTCCTAATTCTCCAGATTTGGCCATATCCTGCCAAGTTTGAGCAAACTTGCCATCTTTACCAGAATCTGCCGGACCTGCTGCTTGTAGTTTTGCTGCGGCTGCTGGATTAGTTTCCTGAAGATAACTCATGAACTTATCCATAGTACCAGTTTTTGAGGCTATTTGATATTTGCCGTAGCTGGTACCCCCGGTTTTATCGTATCCTATTGCTTCACTACCTCTGGATCCAGATTCGTACTTGGCAGACATACTGCCAAGGCCTTCGTATGCAGGAGCTGCAGGACCAGCTTGTGTAGCTCCACCTTTCATTCCTCGTTGCGTAGCAGGTATGTTTCCGGTAGCAGCACCGCCACCAGTTGTTCCTCCACCTATAACATAACCACCACCAGTTCCGCCAGTTCCGCCAGAATAACTTCCGCCTGACCAGTTTACTCCAGTAGCTGTCGGTGCCGAACTTTTGGAAAACCAACCAGTAATTGTATCAATAAGACTGCCGCCAGTACCATCAATTGAATCTAATAGATTTTTAAATGTATCTGTCAATTGAGATAATACACCTCTTGACCCAAGCAAACTATTATCGCCGGTGCCAAATAAGGCTGGGTTTTGCATTATCTTTTTCAGACCTTCATCAAAAGAATGTACAGTCTTGTTGGTATCAGTGAGATCACCACCGCCACCTGTTATGTTTTTAATGCCTGCATTTCCTACAAGGCCGCCGCTGGCATAGCCAGGCAATTGATTTAAACCCAGTGCTCGAGTTGTTTCTGCATTTAAAACATATTCGCCTTTGTGTACTACACCAGCAGGTTCGTATTTGCCACCATCGCCGGTGTATCCACCTGAACTGAATAAGTTACCAATTGAGTCAATCGGATGCGCTATCCAATTTGTTATAGTTTCGATCAAACTTGAAATTGCATCACCGAGCCTGGTAAAAGGTGTCAATATAGTATCAACCGCCTCTGATAGTTTATCAATAACATCACCGATAAATTCTACTGCTTTAAACAGTGCGCTGAATGCAGAAGCAAGCGCACCGACAACTTTGGCCACTATAGAAAAACCTTTCATTAACGGACCTTGAACTAATTGCAAGAAATCCATCCAGGCTTTTTTTATTTTTAAATTGGCTTCGTCAATATCAGCCATTTCTTTAACGTTGCCTTTGCCTTCTGACAGTTTTAACTGTTGCTGCATAACATCATTGCGACGTTTTTCAAGATCAGTGGATTTTTCCATTGCATCCATATACTTGCCGTAATTGATGCCGGTTAATTTTTCAAAGTTTCCTACTGCTGCCTGTTGCTCAACACCTCCACCTTGTGCTGCTTTTAATGCTTTACGTAGTTCATCAGCTTTTTGTGACGGTGTTAAGTCTTTACGCATGGCAATTTCTCTTGCCATACCATTGGTTAAAATCTGCAGACCTTTGTTTTGTTCAGTGATAATACCATCAGACATTGTAGCAAATTGTTTAGCAATGTCTTCGCCAAAAATAGCTGTTACTTGTTTATTAGTCTGCTCTAAATTAGCAGCTTCATCAGTTTTACCTTCTCGCTTTAATTTTTCAATTTTTAAACGAGCTTGTTCTTGGGCCATAAAACGTTCGCGAGCGTTTTCCTGCTCCTTGCGTGTAGCACCGGTTAATCGTGTCAGGGCATCTTGTTCTCTTAGATAATCAGCAGTACTTTTTGCCATGTCTTTAACTGACATCTGTTGAGATCGACCAAGTCTTGATTGAAGTGATAGATTACTTGCTAAACTTTCTCTTTGTTCTTCGTAGCTTACGCCTAATAATTTTAATTCTTTTCTTAGACCTGACTCGCCCATATCGGCGAATACTTTTGACAAAGCATCGGCGCCGTCTGCAACTGTTGTGCGAAACATGAGTAATGCTTGTGTATTACCTGACAACAGGCTGAGCATTTTATTGGCTTCATCGACGCTAAGTCCAAAATTGCCCAGCATCTTGTTGACGCTGTTTAACCCATCAGTGGCATTAGCACCGGATTTTTGTAATTCTTCGTTTTTTGCATGCAGCTTATCTGCTTGTTTAGCAGATGCGACCATTGCATCCAAGGCCAGTTCTGCTGCTACAGCCCAAGGACCAGATGCTCCAAATGTTGCTAATAAGAATTTCCCACCCGATGCTGCTGCGTCAGCAAATGAAGCAGCACCAGCAGTACCTTTCGTAAAAGACGAACCTAACGATGCAAAAGAACTTGTTAGATCTCCTGCTGCTTTGTTAACTGCTTTAGTAAAGTTTTTAACAGCAATGTCGCCTGCTTTCATTGAATCTGTTGCAGTTGCTCCGGCTTTATACGCCGCACCGGTTGCTTTGCTTGCTACTTTTTCTGTACGAGATTTTGTAATAAATGATTTTGAAATCGCACTACTAACAGATTCGCCAAGGGTTTTTGCAAGTTTTGAATAAGATTCTGAATAATCGCTTCCGCTAGAGGATGCACCTGCTTTATTGGCTTTATTATTGTTTTTTAAGGTAGAAGTAAGTTCCTCCAGGGATTCGGTCTGGCGGGCAATCTTTTCTAATAGATCTTGTAATTCGGCTTCTGTCATATTTTCTTGGTACCGTTAAATCCAGATAAGTATACAACTATATTTACCTAAGGATTTTCCATGAATTCCAATCCGCTAATGAAGTTTTTCCGTCAACCGGCCATTTACACACGTTTACCCAGTAACGGCAAGAACTGGCCTGCTGGTTCTTTGAACTATCCCGAAAACGGCGAATTGCCTGTGTTACCAATGACTGCAATTGACGAAATCACTTATCGTACTCCGGACGCCTTGTTCAATGGCGAAGCAGTGACCGGAGTTATACAAAGCTGCTGTCCAAATGTTATTAATGCTTGGGCAACTCCCAGTATCGACTTAGATGTGCTGTTAGTTGCTATACGTATTGCCAGTTATGGGCATAGTATGGATATTTCATCAACTTGTCCCAGCTGCGGCGAAGAACATGATTTTGGTTTAGATTTACGCACAGTTATTGATAACTTAAAATCCGCTGATTTCGATCAGCCTTTAGTCAAGGGTGACTTGCAATTACATTTCCGTCCGTTGTCATATCGCGAAATGACCAACAATAGTTTGAAACAGTTTGAACAACAAAAAATGTTGCAAGCAGTCAACGATAATACCGAAATGCCCGAAACAGATAAAATAACACGTCTTAACTCAATGATGAAAAGTCTTGTTGAAGTCACTGTAACTGCAATGAGTCAAAGTATTACAGAAATAAGAACTCCTAACAGTATTGTTGTCGAGCAAGCTCACATTGAAGAATTTTTACACAACTGCGATCGAAATTTATTCACCGCTGTTAGAGATTATGTTATTAAATTACGAGAAGATAGTGAACTTAAACCATTAAATGTTACATGCCCAGCATGTCAGCATCAATATACACAGGTCTTTACATTGGATATGGCTAATTTTTTCGATCCCGCCTCCTAATCTCTAATTACCACCAGATTGAAGCACTGGTAGACAAAATGGATAAGGAGGCCGAACAGATTCGCAGCGAACAACTTAAACTCTGTTGGTACATGCGTGGCGGGATTACCTACAATGAAATAATGAATCTTAGTTATACGGAAAGAGAACTGATTGGTCGTATTATCAAAGAAAACTTAGAGACCACTAAGAAAAGCGGCTTACCATTTTTTTAGCATGGACATTGATCAAGTAAAGTCAGATATAACCAAATGGCTCATTGAGTTTGTTGAGCAGCCCAATGCAAATCTAGCCGGCTGGCCACCTTGCCCGTATGCAAGACGAGCTAGATTTGCCGGCACAGTTGATATACGATTAGGCACAGTTGATCCTGTTACCGATTTAAAATCAGTGACCATGGACAATTTTGAAGTTATTGCTTATGCTTACGATGCTAGCAGTTTCACTGCTGACGAATTTGAAAATCTAGTACAGAAACTTAACAGTGATTTTTTAACTGCCAGGGGATTATTTGCCTTAGCGGATCATCCCGAATCAGTAGAAACTGTAAACGGTGTTGTTATGAACCAAGGTACTTACGCCGTTGTATTCTTACAAGACTTATCTAAACTCAATCACTTTGCACAACTGTTAGCTCGACAAGGCTATTACAAAGACTGGCCTGAAGAATATCTGACAGAATTATTTGCAGGACGCAAGGATCCTAGATTATGACTTACGAGTATGCTAGAATAGATCTTGCCAAAACTACCTACATTCCTACGGTAGAATGGTGTTACATAGCAAAGCCCGACATCTCACAACTGAACGGCATATACAGAACTTACTGTATCTACAAACACTTTGGCAGCGTTATGCCTATATTTGATAGCCAATACACTGATCCCGATACGGATGTCATAGGCTACTACAATAACAGCAAGTTAGTAGCGTTCTCTTTAATTAAACGCTACGATACAGTTAATGCTTTGTGTGCTCAATTTGCTTGGACTTATCACGATCCTAAGCTACGGTTGGGCATAGAAAGTTTAAAAACAGAATGTGCTATCTATAGAGAACGTGGATTTCAATATCTCTACTTAGATCAAGCACATTTATATAAACAAGGCATACAAGGCTTTGAACTACTAGGACCTATGCAATAATGGACATTTACACTATCTGGGCAAATAAACAAGGCGACATTTCTGATTTGCAATGGGTTAACGGAATGAAGAGTTTTTTTGATCATTTAATCAGCGAAGGAAAGATGGAGTCATATAGGATTACTCGTTGTAAAATGGGATTCCGTAGTATTGCTGACATGCCTGAATTTATGATTTTAATGGAGTTTACTGGCATGGCACAAATGGATGATGCGTTTAAACGTGTTGCTCCACTTGAAGGTGAGCTAGAAACTAAACACAAATCATTCAATCAATTTGTTGATTGTTCGACGATCCAACATGCGCTCTTCAGGGATTTTCCAGATGACTTGTAAGATGTTCTGCGAACATCTGTTGTTTCGCTATCGCTCACAACATTATTTTTTATCTTGACAGTAGAAAGTAGAGCGAAGCGACTAAGATACTTCATCTAGACTCAACAGCCACACTTAACCCACTACAGGGTTAAGAAAAGATTGGGCTTCATCTGAGCTCGCACAAACCACATAACGTTAGAACTATAATGTAAACTTCTACACAGCGCAGGCGGTTGTCCGGTACCTGCTCGTTCAGTCTTAATATACAACGGTAGCTATTACAATAAACGTTATCTTATGTAATAACCTGGGAATTCACTGTCCCTCATTTTGCCTTTTTTAATCTTTTCAAACAACTAAACCGCGGGTCTTAAAAGCGATCTTCGTCCTGTTAAGGATAGTAGTTGAGTGCTTGTTGCAGCGACAAGGCTTCCATCCCTGCGACTTTCGTCCAGGTTTAGGGCATCCGAAATAAACCGATGCTAGTCTTACTGCTGAAGTTGCCTATAAAGTTGTCTGTATTGCTGATTTATGAATGCGTAATTTACCAGGAACCATTCCGTCTGGAATAAAAGATTTTCGATAGTTCCTAATACCGTCGTTACACCATTTTAATGAAGACATTATTTTAGATATATTTTCTTGATGTCCGGGCTTATTCCAGTTTGCTTTTAGTTGATCGCATCTTTTTTTATCACAGTTTGAATTTTCTTACCTTGACTGATATCCATCCGTTATACCATTTATCCTCGTTTAATAATACATCATTATCAAATTGATATTTTGCCTCGTAATAAGACATCTCGGATTTGCTTTTACAATATCTTAGTATTTCTTTCTTAAAAGAATCCTGTCCTAATAGTATCACATCTTTGTTAAGTTCTTCCGATGATCCAAAATAATCTTGCCAGTCTGATGATATTTTAGATTTGATTTTCTTACGTTTTTTAGTGCCATTCTTTAATTTTACTACTTTATACGAGGTCTTAGCAAATTTTGCAAGCTTCTTGCCCACATACATTTTGCCAGTTGTAACACACGTGATCAAGTAGACAAACCCAACTGCATCTTCGGGTAGTTCGTTTACCGGTTCGCCATTATAATACCATGTCATACTGCATAGTTATGACAGATCCAGTCAGGCCTAAAATTATGCAATATCGACGTCGGTATCGGTACTATATTCAGTGAACCCGTTAGATTTAATGACACGCAGGATGTTTTCCACTCGTCCTGCTAGTTCATCTCTGTGACTTACTAACCAAACTGATTTGTGTCGTTCTCTGCTAAGTTGTTTCAATAAACTCAATGCATTTTCTACGCCTTGTGTATCAAGACCGTTGTCAATCATTTCATCGATAAACAAAACATTAATAGGTTGATATAAACTTTCAAATACATCGCGGAATGCCCAGCTCATGCTAAGGATAAGTCTGTTACGTTCACCACGTGATAGATTATCAAAATCTAATTCTCGACCTAGTTCTTCAATACTGACATTTAAATCGTTTTGAAATACAACGGTATGCGGCAAACCAATACGATCTAAGTAGTACGTAAGTCTGGCATTTAAGTAGCTGAGATTCTGTTCAATAATCTTCTTGCGTATAAAACTGTCTTTGTTGGTTAACAACTTTAGTAAGAATTCTTGGTGCTCTTGTAATCTTGTTAACTCGTTCATTTGATCGTATGTAACTTCCTGTAGTGCTTGATTTTGCATATCCTCAATCTGTTCACCGTAGGGATCAGTTTCTGCAGAACGTGTAGAAAGTTCTTTGCGTAGTGCTTCTAAGCTATTGCGATGATTAAGCGCATCCTCTAAGGTATCGTAAAACACCTTAGGCTGCAACCCTAGTCCGCCCAAGTCGTCTAGTTCGTTTTCCAACTCCATTATGCCGACACCTAGCAAGTCAACTTCGACACAGGCTGCATCAAATTCAAGATCTTTAGCAGCAACCGATTCGTCGTGTTTATCATCGTGAATGTCTTGCCCACATGAATGGCATTTGTGATTGATCAACGCATCAAGTTCTTGTTTTAGTTTATCTGCTGTTTTCTTTTCCCGTGCTTGATCTAATCGAGCTCTGGCTAAACTTTTTTCTATATCGGCACGTTCTTTAACTAGGTTATTATATTCTGTTAATGCCTTGTGAGCAGCAACTTCGGAATCGATGTCGATATGTTCAAGGCTGGCAATTGCTGATTCAAGCCCGGCAACATCTTCTGCTTGCTTAGTGGTCCACATTTTTTGACGCTTACGTAAACTTTCAATCTGTCCTTCGATACGTTTGTTAGCTTCCTGTACAGCACGAATACGGAATTCTTCTTGGCTGATAGCATCTTTGGTAGACTTGTTAAGTTCTTTGATCTTGTCAGCTCGCTCACTTAATAAAGTAATGCCCAAAAGTTGTTCTATAATGGTACGTTGATCGTTGGCTTTAAGGCTTAAGAACGGCTCTGTATAGGTATTCAGTGCAAGAATATGTTTGAACATATCGTGACTGAGTCCTAGTGTGTGTTCAATCGCCTCTTGTGTTTCTCTGCTATCGCCTTGACTATCGTCTGTTGCCTCTTGAGCTTGATTGTTAACGTAAAACTTTAATACGTTAGGCTTGCGTCCTCGTTCAATACGATACTCTTGTCCGTTAACATTAAAATCTAAACTAACCAACATGTTTTTGCCGTTAGTCTTGTTAACCAAGTTGTCTTTGCGAATGTTACTTAACGCATTACCATAAAGTGCATAGCTAAGTGCATTGATAATAGTTGTCTTACCCGTGCCGTTACGTGAACCATCACCACCCAGATCTAAGTTTTCGCCCAAGACCAATGTTAAGTCTCTGCGATCAAAATCGATTCCCTGTGTAGCATTACCTACGCTCATGAAATTACGTACAGTGAGATTTTTGATATGTATCATATGTTATAATGTTTTAGTGCCAGGTCAAAATATTCTGTTTGATCGGTAAAAATACCCAATGTCTTTGCTGTGCAAATACAGTTATTGTAAGAATCAAACTCGTTTTGTATAAAAATAAACTTGCTGATAGGATCGGTTAATAGAGAATCCAAGAACTTTCCCTGATCATTACTACGATGATGCCAAAATTCTGTTTGCTCGGCTCGTAAAAACGGAACCCAGTCTGTCGTTAAATTATACAGGTCTTTGATAGCTTTAGCAACACCTATGGACTTATAGTCGTCTAGTGCTAGAATTCCATTTGTATCTAAATGAGGCAAGCATTTAGTGATATCCGAAATAGCCGGATCATAATCGTGATCGCCGTCGACTAAAATAAAATCATATGTATCAGTTAAAGTAACTGCCTGACTGGGTTGATTAACAAACGTAAATCTATCTTGATGTTCTGGATAATTTTTATAAAATAACTCTAGTCGACCGACAGGATCTATTCCAGTTACTGAAGCATTTGGGGATGATTCAAAAAACAATCCTGTGGTTAGTCCCTGATAAATTCCAATTTCTAAAAAGTTTTTAAACTTGTAAGCATTTAGCAATCGCCAATATATTACTGCGTCCACAGTAGAACGCATTGACGATTGATCAACAATCTTATCGTACTCAGAATAGTTTTGCCAAAATTTAGTATTCCTAAACTGGATCATAGATTCTGATAAATTTTTAATAATAGCTTCGAATCATAAAACTCGCTGTCGATGGCTGTAATTTGATCTGTTACAATTTGATCTACAGATTCAAACTTAATATCGCCCGGTGCCATATCGGTATCAATGTCGGCATTCTTAGCAGGAATCAAGGCCATTTCTCTAAGATTATGAGTTTTTATAAATGTTTCTTTGATAAAGTTAGCTTCTTCATAGCTGATACCAATGTCTAATTGCACACGTACATGCATTCGCGGTGCAAGTAGTTCGTCGGGTCGATCAATCACATCAGACAGGTTATAAACTCGATACTGAGGCTGATTGGGCCACGCAAAGTATTGATCTTGTTTGCCCCACTCCTTGATCATCATACCTCTTTGATCGTCGCCGGCATCGGCAAAATTGTGAGGGAAACAGTTGCCAATATAGGTGATGTTGCGTTTTTGTTGTCGCAGATGAAAGTGCCCGGAATAAACAGATTCAAATCCGCCAAAGTTGTCTACTTTAAGGTCGCCGTGATCAGGCATTTCTACCATGGCATTCATCTTAAAGTGCGGCAACTCAAAATGTCCAAAACAATATTGCCCAGACAGTTTAGGAATCTTTTTATAGTCATCGCCGACTAGCCAAGGAGCAATAACAACATCGCCTTCCTTAAACCAATCATTGATGATATGTATATTAGGCAAATGCCGCGCCCACTCAACTCCGTGAATATCTCTCTTGTCCCTGTAGTATAGGTCGTGATTGCCAGGAATGAAATAGAACTGATCAAATGCAGCTGACAGTTTTTCTAATGCACGCAGGCTAAACTGGAGAGTCTGTAGGTTAATACTGGCACGATGATTATGCCAGTCACCCAAGAACATTCCAGTTTCGCAGCCTTGCTCCTGAGCAGTAGCAATAAACCAATCGATAAATGCTTCGCAGTCTTGATTGTGTGTTAGGCTATTAGATTTCAAACCCCAATGTATATCAGTGCAGACTGCGACCTTTTTAAATAAGTTACTCATTATATCCTTTGAAAATACCGCAAGTAACACTTATTATACAGATTCTATTCCAGCTCAGTCAAGTCATCCGGCAATGTATATGTACTAGGATCAACGATAGTAACCGGCCCGGGTTTTTGGTAACTTTTATTTGAGTTCAGTCTAGTCCAGGAAGGATTCAGCCCATTCATTTCTAATATATCATCGCGAATGTTTTGATTTTTCTTTTCGATGTTTAAGATTCGAGTAAAACTGTTGGTAATAGCAGCAGTATAGTAGGCAAATGGGTTTTGGCTTTTGGCTTCATCAAACTGTAGACCAATTTGGCTCAACTGTAGCAATGCCTGGCCGCGCATTTCTTCGTTGTAAGTATAACCACGCCAGTTACTACGTGTAGCATAACGTTCACATAACTTTAAAAACATACGTGCTAATTCGGCAGTCATAGTACCGTGATCCCTTGAATATTCTCCGGTTTCTAAATCGCCTTTCCAGTGGCTTTTGCCCACTAGATAAGGTTCTTTATCTTCGGTTATACGATAATGATAAAACGGAGGGAAGTTAACACGTACATGAGTGGGATCTAAAATAACTTCATCTACGATATCTGCTAGTGGATCCTCAACAGATTCTTCATCATCTAGTACTAGAATCTCTTTGAGATTTTTCTTTTTAGTAGCAGTTTTGGGTACTTTTTTTGGTGCAATCGGTATATGTTCCCAAGTGTTAATTCTAAACACTAGATCAGTATTGGGAATCTTCTTTTGATCAACGATCTCACCAGTTTCTCTTTTGATGCGATCTGCACGATTGCGTCTTGCTTCTACAATAGTACGTTGATTGATCTTGCTTAACGATCCAAGAATAATGTCGTATTGATGATCAGTTTTTGGATCTAAAAACGAACAATATGTATTTTTACTTAGATGTATTTGTTTTAGTAAATCTCTGTTGTTGAGATAATTTACTTTAGCAGGTGTTTTAAATGCTTTTGTTTTGGGAGTGGCCTCAGACAATATAGTTCTCCAATGTCGATTACTTATTATAACAGGTTCGTTGTAAAAAAACAACTGATTTTTATAAAGTTAGCCGTTTTTATAGACAATAAATAAGTGATAGGATAATCATTATGGCCACAGTAGTCACACCTGCCGTTACAACAAATACCGCTAGCCCTTACAGTTCAAGTTACAATTCTCAGGTAGATGCTTATAATGCTGCACTTGCTGCCTGGCAAGAACAATATATTGCACATCAAGGAGATCCTTCGGTACTTGCAGTTTGGTTGTCTGAAAATCCACAGCCGCAACCGCCAGTATCCCCAACTAACAATGTTACAAATTATCCAGCGGTCGATCAGTCGGCTGCTGATCAAGCTGCTGCACAAAAACAATTAGCACAGCAAACAGCACAGATACAGGCACAGCGTAAACAGGCCAACGACGGCGATTGGCGTGTTAAGCTGAGATTAGCAGGCGGCAGTCAATATCTTTATAATAATCCAGATGGTGCAGGAATACTACAACCATTATACATAACAGACGGAGTTATATTTCCGTATACACCTACTATTAATACAAGCTATAAGGCAAACTATAGCAGTTACGATTTAACACATAGCAACTACAAAGGATATTTTTATCAAAATAGTTCTGTGGGCGAAGTACGTATACAAGCAGTTTTTACTGCACAAGATACTAACGAAGCTAACTATCTATTAGCAGTAATACATTTTTTCCGTTCAGCAACAAAAATGTTTTATGGACAAGATACTAACTATCGAGGATCGCCGCCACCGTTGGTGTTCCTGCAAGGATTAGGAACTTATCAGTTTAATCTGCAACCCTGCGTAATTGCACAGTTTGATTATAACTTGCCTGCCGATGTTGATTATATACGTGCAACCAGCGTAAGTAATCAAGGTAATAATTTAAATAACCGTAGAGATCAACAAAACTTGCCTTCTAATACAGCGAGTTCGAGCCAAGTAAGATTAGCCAATAACAATCTAACTAAAGGTGCTATTAGTGGTCCACCTCCGGCAGCAACGCTACAGGTAGATTTGCCTACTTATGTCCCTACTAAAATGGAAATTGGCATTACCTTATTACCAGTGCAAACTCGACAGCAGGTTAGTCAGCAATTTAGCTTGTCTAAGTTTGCCAACGGTGACTTAATCAAAGGAGGCTTCTGGTAATGACTGCAACTTACGGTTCAACAAGTCCGTACTTTCTGACGCAATATACACAATTTTACCTGGATGTTATGGTCAATAGACCTATACCCAGAGAGCAAGACGATCAATATTTTACAATCAATCAAACTTATCAATACAGACCTGATTTGTTAGCGTATGATCTATATAATCATCCTGAACTTTGGTGGGTATTTTATCAACGTAATCCAAATACTCTAACTGCACCGCCTTGGGATTTCGCACCTGGTGTATCAATATTTTTACCAAAAATCACTACCTTACAAACAGCATTGGGATTCTAAATGGCATTAATTTATTATATCGGTAACTCGGGTTATACTCAAGGTACACAGTTAACGCCTAATCAAATTGAGTATCTTAGTCTACAAATTGATGTAGATCCAATATCGGTACCGTCGTGGGTTCTTCAACAGTATTATGATCAAGTAGGAAATACCACAGTTGGTTCACAAAACGCAGGAACTTCTGTTGCTGAATCTCAAGCAGCTCGCGATGACGGAGCAACAACACAGAGCCCTGCTGCATCCGCTTTAAAAACTGATCCAAATACAGGTAGAGTAGTACCTGCTGCCAATACTGTTCCCACTAATGCAACCGGTTATAGCGCGGCAAATAATACTACCACTGGAACATCCGACCCTACACGTTCCTTAACAACCACACAAGCAGTACCTCCGCCGACTGCACAGCCGACATTAAATACCAGCCCTATTACCTCTGCATCATCTATCGCTGCTCAAGCTGTTAATGCTATTTCCAGCGATGATAGTTCTGCGGCAACTATTTCTCGTATTAATCAACTTGCGTCGTCAGGACAGAATGCCTTAGTTCAACCTCAGGCCAATGTGCTTGACAAATATGCTTCGTATACCTACAACATCAGTTTATATCTTTTGAATCAAACAGACTATTCAAATATGGTTAATAATAGCCAACATTTAATATCTGGAGCACAATTATTGATGCAGTCCGGCGGCGCACCGACAGAAATACCAACATCATCTGAATGGGGTCCTGCTACTGGTCGTAATCAATTTTTCCCACTTGATTACTATATTGACGAAGTTAAATTAACTACTTTGATGCCGGGTAAAGGAACAAGAAGTGCTCACGCCAGCTATGAAGTAAGTATTAGAATTACCGAGCCAAATGGAATTACTCTATTAGATAATCTATATCGTGCTGTTAAACAATATCTCGGTAACGTACAAAATTATCTGGCTCAGAATTATCTTATGGTAATAAGATTTTACGGATATGATCAAAATGGTAAATTAGTACCTGTATCAAATGCCAATCAAAATACTCAAACAGGGCTAACGGACCGAACTGCAATAGTAGAAAAATATATTCCTTTTCAGTTTACTAACATCAAGTTTCATATTGCCAATAAGTTAACTGAATATGAATGTCAGGGAATCGTTGTACAAAACAATGTTGCATCAGGACAATCTGCCGGAACAATACCATATAACATAGAATTAACGTCAACCACGTTAGGAGCGTTATTTAATAGTACTGCATCTTTTTCGGGCAATACTACAGTAAAAACATCTACTACTACCAATGGACGAGAAACATCGAGTAAGTCGCAGCCGAATTCGGCTGCGTCGGGTGCTGCACCACCAAAAGCCAATGCAGCACCTACTAAAACAGTAGCATCGGGAATTATTGATGCTATTAATCAATTTGAACAACAACACGTAGCTGACGGAATTTTTGAAATAGCCAATCAATACCAAGTAATTTTTACTGATCCTGTTATTTCTAATGCCAGTATAGTGCAGCCTGGCAAAACTGATAAAAGTAAAACACCAATGGGTAGCAATGCAACAGCAGCCCAACAGGTAAGTCCTAATGTGCAGGCAATGAGCACCAATGGAAAGAATCTCAGTGCCACTGCTGGTACCAGCTTATTACAATTTATTGACCAATCAATTAAAGGCAGTACTTATATTTCAGATCAGCAATTGTACGTCATTGATCCAGTTACTCAACAGTTAACAAAAAATACCACAAGTAGTGCTAAAGCATTTGGTTGGTACCGTGTTGGTATGAAAGCCGATCCTATTGGATACGATCATAAAAGAAATGATTATGCTTATAAGATCACTTATCAGATTAATCCCTACTTAGTAAGCAATTTAAAAAGTCCTTGGTTTCCAGACGGAGTATTCCGCGGTGTACAAAAACAATATTACTATTGGTTCACCGGACAGAACACACAGATATTAAATTACGAACAGACATTTAATGCAATCTATATGATTCCTGCCAACACACCCCAAGTGGCCGAAACAGCAAATTATAGAGACGTATATAAAGTTAACTATCAAACACGCAGTAACGAAAGCGATCAAGGTGCCGATGGCAAAACACTGGAAGGAGCTGCCAGTGCAGCTGATAGATTATACAGTGTAGGAGATTTGAGCGAAGTCAAATTGAGTATTGTCGGAGATCCTGCTTGGATTATTCAAGGAGAAGTCTGGGCAGGAGTATCAGGAGCGCAGAATTTTAGCTACGATCCTTTTTTAGCAGATGGTACTATTAATCCAGAAGCACAGGAAGTGGCATTCGAAGTATTGTTTAACAAACCAGCAGACTACAATTTATTAACTGGAGTTATAGATCCTGCACAAACAGCACTTGGCGGTAACCAAGTAATCGGCAGAGATCCTAATCAAACAGGTGGTCCAACACAGAGCTATGTTTATAGAACTAAACAGGTTGTTAGTACTTTTAGTAAAGGACGCTTCACTCAAGATTTAGAAGGTAATTTAATCACATTCCCAGTTATAGATCAAACAGGTAACGTCGGTAATGTAAGACAATCTACTGCTGCTTATAATTCTAAAGTATTCCTGGGCAACGACACAACTGGAAACGCATTTATTGGTTATAGAAATGCAACAGCACACAGTGGTCCTGGCGGAACGCAAAGTCTCGGAGTCAAAGCAAGAGCCACCAAAGCTGTACCTAATTCAACAGACTCCACAGTGAGTGTGCCGACTCCATATGTAGCGTCTTGGGAGAACCCCCAGTCCGCATCTGCCGCAGAAGCACCGACATCTGGTACTAACAACATAAGAATAACTACTCCAACACAAACAACTGATCTTGCTGTGTTCACTCAAAACGATCCCAAGAGTGCCGAAGAGTTCGGAGTTTATGTAAACCAACAGGAAAGAGTTTTACAACCACAGATACAAGCACAACTTGAAGCGGCTCATCCCGATTGGACTCCGAGTCGCATATTTACAACATCACAGTTACAAGCAAGTTCTCAGGCCTTCAATGCAGGTCTAACGCAATTTGCACCACAAATTCAAGCATCCGGTGCTAATAGTCCAGTACCAGACGCAACAAATACTGCACCACAAATAGTTAATAAGGATCCATAATGGCAGAGAATATACAACGAAGTCGTGGACGTGGCCAGGGATATAAATTCGATCGTGGTGGGAATCCCACTGAATTTGGTCCGTTTATCGGCGAAGTTATGAACAATATCGACACCGTACGCTCTGGCCGTCTACAAGTTTATATTGAACAATTTGCCGGCGATGACAAAACAGACGAAAGTCTCTGGAGAACAGTCAGCTATGTGCCACCATTTTATGGATCGGTAGTTCAGACTGGAACAGATACAGGTGCCGGTACTTTTGTAGGTAATCCGCAAAGTTATGGCATGTGGTTTACTCCTCCGGACTTGGGAACACTGGTAATCTGTTTCTTTGTAGCAGGCGATCCAAACCAAGGATACTATATGGGTTGCGTTCCTGATACAGGACTTAATCATATGATTCCGGGCATTGGTGCCAGCAAGAATTTTGATCTACAAAACTCTGACCAAAAAACTTATTTTGCTGATAGTACACAACTGCCTGTTACTGAAATCAACGATGATAATGATACAGTAAGTGAAAATCCTAAATTCTTTGATCAAAATAAACCAGTACATTCCGTAGTAGCAGGTATTATGCTACAACAAGGTATCATCAATGATGTCGATCGAGGTCCTATAACCAGTAATGCACAGAGAGAAAGCCCCAGCAATGCATACGGTATTGCCACTCCAGGACGTCCTGTTTATGCCGGTGGACTAACCGACGAAGATATTAAATCACAAGTAGATTCTGGGAATCTCAAACCCACTGATGTTAAAATTGTAGCACGTCGCGGCGGGCATAGTCTTGTTATGGATGATGGTGATTTAACAGGCCAGGACAATTTAGTACGTATTCGCACCAGCAAAGGTCACCAGATTACAATGAGTGATTCGGGTGATTTCTTTTACATTATACATGCTAATGGACAAACTTGGATTGAGTTAGGTGCCGAAGGTACAGTGGATGTATATGCTACCAACTCAGTTAACGTTCGCACAGAAGGCACATTAAACTTACATGCTGACCAAGATATCAACATGTATGCCGGCGGCAACTTTAATATTAAAGGCAAAAAAGTTAATATCAACAGTAGCGATGTATTAAACATTGCAGCAGTTGGTAAACTAACAGCGTATAGTCAGTCTGACTTGGGATTTTTAGCTGACGGATCATTGGGATTCAAAGGACAATCAACTAACGTACAATCAGAAGGTGATCTCAGCTTCAAAGCCGGTCGTATTAATCTCAATAGCGGCGGTGGATCAGTATCAATTAGCAAACCTACTGTTATTGCAGACAGTCAGTTACCCGGAGTTTCTTTTGTGCAAGGCACAGGTTGGCAAGTGCAAGATGGTGCAATTACTACTATTGTAACAAGAGCTCCCACCCACGAACCTTATCCTAATCACAACAAAGGTATATCAACTAAAGTTGATCTTGCACAGCCTGCAAACGAAACATCAGGCGATGGTAGCAGCACAGTAGATTCTATTCCAGGTACGCCAGCTGGTGTATTGCCTACAGCTAATCCAGTGACTCCGTCGGCACCGGCAATGGATCAATTAAACACAGTTCCGGTCACTCAGCCTGTTACACCTGCTAATGTATTAACTCAAGCACCTGCTATCACTAATGTTGGGGCATTGAATACAACTCAGGTAACTGGTCTAATGAGTTCAACATCTTTAATGGTAGGACAAGCAAGCGGAGTTATTAGTAATGCCAAAGGTGTAGGACAGTTTGGGTTATCGATCACACAACTTGAACAAGCCGGATACGTTAAACCCGGCACTAATGCACAATTTGGTAGTATCTCTGGCGGCCTGAGTGCAGTATTAAACAATCCAAGTGTTTGGACAGGCAAAAGCAATACTCTAAACTTAAATGCGTTTTTAAGTAATACACCACTGCAATCTCAAGTACAACAGGGTCTAATGACTACAGGTCTGAATCAACTGCGTGTATCTGGCGTTATAACCGGTAAAGAAAGTACATTACAATTAGCAGGACTTGTATCTTCGGCCGCTAAATTCGGTCCCGCAAGTGTTGGGCAATGGGCACAAGGTATCGCAGGTCCTACATTAACTGCACAAATTAATGCCTTTACAAAAAATGCACAATTCTCTGTTAACCTGGTACAAAATGCGTTTGGAGGACTGAGCATCGGCGGTTTTGGTAGTGTAGGTGGCGGATCTGGATCAGTTGCTACAAATACAGTTAATCGCACAGCAGTCAACGCAGCATTAGCCGCAGTTATTGGCAATCAAAAAGTACCAGTACCTAATTATAATAATCCAGTTGCAGCAGCATCAACAGGTTCGACAAGTACAGCAAGCGAATCTGGTAATACCAGCACAGCAGGCGGGACTACTACAACAGTTGATATAAGATCAATACAAGAAAATGCCAAAGCCGATGCCTATGCGCAGGCAATTGCACAAGGCAAGAGTCCTCAGGAAGCTGAAAATATTGCCAGTGCAGCCGGTAATTTAGCAGGTGCAAATGCATTAGCGAATCTAAACCCGGCTCCTAATGTGAATCCGGGTTACAGTTAAATGGGTAAATAGTGTATGGCTACTTTCATCGGTTACAACTCAATTAATCAATATAAAAAGTTTACTCTTGTAGACTTTGATTTGGTCAAGCGCGACTTGATTAATGCTCTTAATATACAGCAAGGAGAAGTACCAGGACGACCCGACTACGGTACCGTAATTTGGAGTTATATATTTGAAAATCAAACTCCCACATTAGTTAACTCAATAACAGCAGAGATACAACGTGTGGCTGCTGGTGATCCAAGAATTTTCCTTAACGATACACAGGTCTTCCAACAAGAAAACGGCATGTTAATACAATTATTAGTCAGTGTAGTAAACAGTAGTACAGCACAGCAGTTGGCTATTTTCTTTGATCAAGACACACGTACAGCAACCTACGTCTAAAAATACTCAGTTTATAACCAGCATAAATACTCTAATAAAGAGATGCTATGGCCCAAACTGTACAAACTGCAAGACAAGCTGCCTTATTTGGTGTAGAAGATTGGAAAGCCCTGTATCAGGCATACAGAGAAGCTGATTTCCAAAGCTACGATTTTGAAACTCTACGCAAGAGCTTTGTAGACTATCTACGTCTTTATTATCCAGAAACATTTAACGACTACATTGAGTCAAGCGAATTTATTGCATTGCTCGACGTTATGGCCTTTATGGGTCAAAGTTTAGCTTTCCGTAACGATTTAAATGCTCGAGAAAACTTTATTGACACAGCTGAACGACGCGATTCAGTTGTTCGACTGGCAAATCTTGTTAGCTATACTCCCAAGCGTAATACTTCTGCGCAAGGACTATTAAAAGTATTTTCTGTACAGACTACAGAAAACATCACAGATTTCAACGGTGTAAATCTCAGCAATGTTACTGTCAATTGGAATGATCCAACTAATGCTAACTGGTTAGATCAGTTTACATATATTGTTAATGCTGCTCTAATTGATAGTCAGAAATTCGGTCGTCCCGGCAATAGCCAAACATTATTAGGCATACGTACAGACGAATATACAATCAATTTGATCCCAGGTTATTTGCCTGTAATTCCTTATTCAGCAAATATTGACAGCATTAATATGCCATTCGAAGCTGTGAGTGGGACTACACAGGGCGAAGATTACATTTATGAACCTGCTCCTCAACCCAGTGGTGCATTTAATATGCTATATCAAAATGACCAAATGGGTTTTGGCTCAGCTAACACCGGATTCTTCTTCTTATTCAAGCAAGGCGTATTACAAAATCAGGATTTTAATTTAGCTGAAGCTGTTCCTAATCGTACAGTAGACATTAATATCGACGGAATTAATAATCAAGATTATTGGTTATATCAACTTGATAACACAGGTAACATTAGCTCAGAGTGGACTTATGCTCCGAGCATATATGCAGCAGCCACTGAGCAATTGTCGCCAGATCAACGTACATTCTATTCGATCACCAGTCGTGCCAACGATCAGATTACTTTGACATTTGGTGATGGTGTTTTTGCTACAATTCCAGTAGGTACATTCCGCACATACGTTCGTGCCAGCAACGGATTGCAATACATTATCAATCCTGCAGAAATGCAAAACGTAATAATTCCAATTACCTATGTTAGCCGTGCCGGACGATTAGAAACAATTACATTTACCTGCGGTATCACTACTCCTGTCAGCAATGCAGCCGTGCGTGAAACAATTGATCAAATTAAACAACGTGCTCCTGCTCGTTACTATACACAGAACCGTATGGTCAACGGCGAAGATTACGATAACTTCCCATTTACACAGTACAACAGCATTATCAAGAGCAATGCAATTGTTCGTTCAGCTGTGGGTACCAGTCGTTATCTGGATGTTAATGATATTACAGGCAAGTACAGTTCGACCAACATCTTCGGCGACGATGGCATGTTGTACAGAGAAAATACTCTGCCGACATTCCAATTTGATTGGGTCAATATTAACGATATCGTCGATGTCATTACTAATACTGTTGAGCCATTACTAAGCAACCGTAGTCTAACACAGTTTTATTATGCTAACTATCCTCGTCCTACACTAACAGTATTAGATTTAGCATGGAATCAAAGCACCACTGTTGTTAACGAAACAACTGGGTATTTTTATAATACAACCAATTTGGCTCCGCAGTCAATTGGCAGTTATGCCAGCAACAATGCCAAATATATTGCACAAGGTTCGTTGGTTAAGTTTGTTCCGCCCAATGGTTATTTCTTTGACGCTAATAATCAATTAAAGTTAGGTACACCTACGCGAAGTGATGAGAAATTAGTGATCTGGGCTACTGTATCTGCTGTGGTACTTGATGGAACTAATTCTGGATTAGGCAATTTAACCAATGGTTCAGGACCGGTAGCAATTAATAATTTCGTTCCATCAGGAGCAATTGCACAGTTGGTTATTCCTGTATTTGTTGATACATTGCCAGATTCACTACAAACTCAAATGTTACAACAAGTCGAGCTGGCACGTAATTTTGGTATCGGCTATAATAATTTAACCAGTACTTGGTATCTAATTACTACTTCTAATCTGGCACAAGATAGTGCCTTCAGTTTACAATATGCACAAAATACACAAGGTTTGAATTTAGATGCATCCTGGTTAATGCAGTTTGTAACCAATGGTGTAACATATACAGTAACTTATCGCGGATTAGATTATCTATTTGCCAGTGTAGTCGAAACACGTTTCTATTACGACGGTAGTCAGAAAGTTTATGATAGTCGAACAGGTAAAGTTATTTCTGACTTTATCAAAGCATTGAAGTCGAACAGTCAACCCGATGTTAATACTCCTTTGCCAAGCGACATTCAAATGGAGATTATTGGACAACCTGTTGAGAGCGATGGTTATGTGAACGACTACGAAGTTTATGTCAGCTATACTGATACTAACAGCGACGGTGTCCCAGATGATCCAGATTTCTTTGATGAGATTGTTGCACCTGGTGTAAATTCTAATACCAAATATGTATTTTTAGTATTGTCACAAAACTTTGATAATACAGAAACTTATTTGCCTGTTGCAGCAGATGTAGTGAACTTTGCTTATCCTACATTAGATTCTATTGAATTAGTCAAGAGCGAATTTGTTAACGGTCAGATATTCTTTGCCTATAGCGAAAATGCATTTTATCAATTGGTAATAACCACTTCTTATGGACAGATACAATATACTTTAGTTCCGCAAACTGATTACATCAGTCGTGTAGGTCGTCAAAGTCTGTATTATCAATATCGTCATAATAGTCCGTTGACCAATGTGATTGATCCTGGATCAACTAATATCATTGATATGTACTTGGTCACCCAAAGCTATTATACTGCTTATCAAAATTATATCAAAGATACAACTGGCACTGTTGCAGAGCCAACTCCGCCTACCATTGACGAATTGACAACTGCATATGGCGAATTAAATAATTATAAAATGCTATCGGACACAATGGTTCTAAATTCTGTATCATTCCAGCCGCTATTTGGTGCCAAAGCAGAACCGGCATTGCAAGCAACTATTAAAGTAGTTCAGGCTGCCAATACTGTGGCAAGCACAAGCGAAATAAAGAGCCAGGTTATTACATATATCAATCAATATTTTTCTATTGATAAATGGAATTTCGGCGATACTTTTTATTTTAGTGAGCTTGCAGCTTATCTACATCAGAACTTAGGAACAATTATTAGTTCAGTAGTATTGGTTCCAATAAACCCATTGAAGAGTTTTGGTGATCTATATGAAATTCGTTCGGCACCAAATCAGATATTTGTAAGTGCAGCTACCGTTAATGATGTTGAGGTAATTACAGCATTAACACAAAGCAACATACGCAGCCAGACCTCAGTATCAGGATTATATCCTGTACCAAGTCTTGGAAGTAGTTTAAGTCAAACAGGTGAGTATTAATGGCAACACCACGTTCAGTAGATCTATTACCGGAAATATTCCGTACCAGTACCAATACACAGTTTTTAGCAGCTACCCTTGACCAATTAACTCAAGACAGTAATTTTAAACGTGTACAAGGATATATAGGCCGTAAGGTTGGACCCGGTGTTAACCCTGCTGACAATTATCTAACAGAACCAAGTGCAGTACGTGCCGATTATCAACTTGAACCTGGTGTAGTATTTTTAGATCCAGATACAAGTAATCCTAATGATGCAATAACATATCCTGGTATGATTGATGCACTCAATCTTAAAGGCGCACAAACTACTCGCCAAGATGCGTTATGGCAAAGTGAATTTTATTCATGGGATCCATTTTGCGATTTAGATAAGTTTACTAACTATAGTCAATATTATTGGTTGTCCAATGGCCCTGATCCAGTTAATGTATACGGAAACCCTGTTCCTCTAACTAATAACTGGGACGTTACTCGTGGTGCTAATGCATACACCTTTAGTGATACTTCTGGTAACAATCCTATTATTACTTTAGCTCGTGGTGGCAACTATACATTTACAGTTAATCAACCTGGTTCGGGCTTTTATATCCAAGCTGCACCGGGTGTATCTGGCACAATGCCTTCTACACCTAATATATCAAGCCGTGCGGTTTTGGGCGTAGAAAACAATGGCGAATCTCAAGGTCAAGTTACATTTAATGTTCCATTAAAAACAGCACAAGATTTTTATTACACGCTGAATTCATTGGGATCAGTTGATCTATTGACTGAAACATTGTTATTTGATCAACTTAATAATGTTTATGTAAGTCAATTTTTAGCTGCTAATCCAAGCGGAATTGATGGAATTACATCTTTAAATGGTAGAACTATTGTTTTTGCAAATAATTTTACAGATCCTGAGTCAGGCGGTTGGTTAGTTGATACACAATTTGATCCACTGTTGCGTTTGGATTCTAACAACGGTCAGCCCGGAAGTTTCGACTCGATCTTATTTGATCAAACCACTTACATTACTGATCCGGCTCAACAATATAGTATCTGGCAAATTCAATATGTAAATGACGTAGACGGCAATCCTTTTATGCGACTAAACAGCATAACATCGGTTCCTAATCTAAGTAAGTTTACTATTAAGTTTGGTACACAATGGGCAAGCACAACTTGGTATAAAGATGCATCTGGATATTTTGATGAAGTACCTTTATTGACAGCAGTACTAGACACACTCTGGTATCAAGATGCTAGTAATCCAGAATTATTTGGACAGATCCAGTTAGTTGATCAAGGCCAAGAAATTACTATTAATTTAGATGAAATTATTGGTGCACAAAATTATACCAGTCCAAATGGTGTGGTGCTTACTAATGGGCTTAAAGTTCAATTCCGTGGTCCAACATATCCGGCACAATATGAAAATTTAACTTATTATGTTGAAGGAGTAGGTACAGGTCCTGGTACATCGTCACGCATTGGTTTTATCGATGGTGAAGCTTACTTTGGTCCGTTTTATATTTCAAACGGACAAATGATCGCCGGTACTGGTGTAGATGGCACATACCAACAATACATTTATTCTACTGTAGCAGATAGCTTATTAAATTACGGAGCAGGTGGACCAACAGGTGCTCCTCTGCCTAACACAGGTGTTGCTGGTGCAACAGTTGGTAATGGTATTCGATTAATTCCTACCAGTGAATTAGTTACACCAGAAACATATACAATAAGCGCAAGTGTTCCTTATGACAGCACCAGTTATGATAGCCAGCCGTATGATGCAAGTTTAAATGCACCAGAAGTACCTGACTATATTACAATTAATCGTGCAAGTCAAGATCGAAATGCTTGGAGCCGTAGCAATCGCTGGTTCCACAAAGATGTTATTGCAGCAACCGCTACTTACAATAATCAGGTATTGAGTCTAGACAATGCTCTACGTGCTAAACGTCCTATTATTGAATTCCGTGCAGATATGTATCTGTACGATTTTGGTACACAGGGTAAAGATCCAGTTAATATTGTTGACTTTAGTCAAGCCGACGCATTTAGCAATATCAATGGTCAACCAGGATACAGCATCGACGGATATACATTTATCAACGGTACCCGTGTTATTTTTGCAGCAGATCTTGATCCTAATGTGCGTAATCACATTTATGTTGTTAATTTTATAGATCCAGATAACTCGGGCAATTTAATCATTGATCTAGTTCCGGCAGTAGGCGGTCTATCAACAGTTAATCAGACTGTAGTTACACTAAGCGGTAATACACAACAAGGAAAGAGTTTTTGGTTCAATGGTGTTATTTGGATTCTGGCACAACAAAAAACCAGTGTTAACCAGCCTCCATTATTTGATGTATTCGACAGTAAAGGCATCAGTTTTAGTGATCCAATAGTATATCCTAGCAGTACATTCACTGGCAGTCAACTGTTTGGTTATGCATTAGGCAGTGGATCGACTGTAGATACTGTATTAGGATTTGCATTACAGTATCTAAATATTAATAATCTCGGTGATATAGTATTCCAGAATTACCTATACACAGATTCTTTTATCTATGTTTCTAGCGGAGTTAGCTACACAACCAATATCAGTACAGGTTTTGCAAGACAGTATATCGACCGTACTGAATTTAGTAATTTAATTGGTTGGCAAGCGGCAGCAATGGAAAATCGCAGTCGCCAAGAATTCCAATTTAACTATGATGGATCATCTCCACTTCAATTAGATGTAGCAGTTGATACAACTTCTGTTTATGCTCCGGTTCAATTGTTTATCGAAGGTATATTTGTTGATCCTTCTCGATACAGTTATACTGTTACCAGTAACACAACTGTTATTACCATTGTAGATACTACTATCTTAACTGGTACCATAATTGAAGTATTAGCTATTAGCAATCAAACAAGTCAAGTAGGATTCTATCAAGTTCCGTTAAACTTGTCAAATAACGGATTAAACAACAATTCTCCTACACTATCTTTAGGCACAATTCGCACACATTATCAAAGCATTGGACAGAATCTTAAAGATATTCAAGGTCCAATTATTGGTGTAAACAACACACGTGATCTTGGTGATATATTAGTCTATGGACAGATACTGGTACAAAATTCAAGTCCTGCTGTATTGACTGGCGTATTTTTACGTGAACAACAATTTGAACTGTTTAAATCTTTGAATTTTAACAGTCAAGAATACGTCAAGTACAAGGCCTTGCTGATTAATTTGGCCACAAACGGCAACTTTATAAATTATACTCCTTCTGAAATACTAGATGAAGTTGTACAAGAAATTGCATTAGGTCGAAGCGATATCAGTCCATTTTACTGGAGTGATATGTTGCCAACCAGTGCAACCTATATCGAGAACAGCTATACCTATACCAATATCAGTACTGACGTATTTGATACTGTACAGACTTACAGTTTTACTACCAGTAACTATCAAGGACTATTAGTTTATCTTAATAATAGATTATTAACTATCAATTATGATTATACAGTTAGTGTGGATGCGCCGACTGTAACTGTTACAGTTCCATTGTCGGTAGGCGACGTCGTTACCATTCGCGAATACCCAGAAACATACGGAAACTATATACCTAATACTCCTACTAAATTAGGACTGTATCCGTCTTTCCGTCCTGAGATTTATGTAGATACAAGTTACATACAACCACGTACAGTAATCCAAGGACACGATGGATCGATAACCTTAGCCTACGGCGATTATCGTGACCAAGTGCTATTAGAATTTGAAACACGTATTTTCAATAACTTAAAGATCAAGTCACCAATACCTTTAACTGCGGCAGATGTAGTACCAGGACAGTTCCGTACCACTGAGTACACTCTTTCTCAGATTAATCAGATCTTGTCTGAGGATTTCCTAAGCTGGGTAGGTTGGAATAAGTTAGATTACACAACACAAGATTATGTTGCTGGCAATCCATTTACCTACAACTATAGTCAAAGCAGCAATAAACTAACCAAAGGTCCTGTTGAAGCAGGAGCCTGGCGTGGTATCTATAATTATTTCTATGACACTTATACTCCTAATACAACTCCTTGGGAAATGTTAGGGTTGACTCAAGAACCAAGCTGGTGGGAAAATGAATATGGTCCTGCACCTTATACCAGTGGTAACTTAGTTTTATGGGACGACCTTGCCAATGGGTTAGTTCGTGACCCAGCCGGAGCCTACGTAAATCCACACTATATACGCACAGGTCTGCAATCAGTATTGCCAGTTGACTCAGAAGGTAATTTGGTAAATCCTTTAATCAGTGTAATCGGTAACTACGACACAACCAGTTTCCAACGTAGTTGGACGTTCGGCGATGATGGTCCAGTTGAAAATACTTGGAGAACCAGCAGTAGCTATCCATTCTCTGTTATGCGTTTATTGGCGTTAACTAAACCTGCCAAGTTCTTTAGTCTGTTTGTAGATCGTGACCGTTATGTTTATAACAATGCATTATTACAATATCTATGGGATGGTCGCTATCGTTTAAATGCAACTGAGCTAACTCCTTTGTACGGCAATGGCACAAGCAAGGCCAGTTACTTAGATTGGATAATCGATTACAATCGTCAATTAGGTATTAATTCAACAGACACACTAACTACGACATTAAACAATTTAGATCTTCGTTTATGCTGGCGTGTTGCCGGGTATACTGATAAGAATTATCTAAAGTTATACACCGAACGCAGTACTCCAGGAAGTACCAATGACAGTCTGTTGCTACCACAAGAAAGTTACAACGTATTACTGTATAAAAATCAGCCGTTTGACGAAATCGTTTATAGCAGTATTATTGTACAACAAGTTGAACAGGGCTGGGCAGTATTTGGATACAGCACACAAAGTCCTTACTTTGAAATATTAGTTTCTAAGTCAAGCGGAGCATCAACAACAGTATCCTATGGTGGTATTAATGTAAAAGTTAATACAACTTATACTAACAATGTTGTACGTGTGCCTTATGGTTATGTATTTGCTAACTTATCTAGCATGTGCGACTTTATTGCCAGCTACGGTGCCTTCTTAGAATCGCAAGGTTTAGTTTTTGATACTGTTGAAAATGGATATGTTCTGTCGTGGTTACAAATGGCCGAAGAATTTGTATACTGGAGTCAGCAGGGATTTGCAGTTGGGTCGATTATTAATTTAAACCCAGGTGCACAAACTATCAGTGTTGAACAACCACAGGCTGTTGTCGATAACATTTTTGTCTATTCTCCAGACAATGTTATTCAAAATCAAAACAAAGAAGCATTGCCGACTCGCGATTTGGTTGTTGATCGAATTGGCAATAACTTCCGTGTTACCAGTTTGACTTCTAATACTATTAACTTCTTAGACTTGCAATTTACTGCATATGAACACATAGTGATTGTCGACAATGTCAGCATCTTTGCAGACTTAATCTATGATCCAACTACTGGTGCTAGACAAGATCGTATCCTAGTATCAGGATGGATCACTAACGAATGGACTGGACTGGTCAATGCTCCTGGATTTATTCTAAATCAGAATAATATCATTGAATGGGTTCCTAATCAAAAGTATACCAAAGGTCAGATCGTACTGTTCAAGAATGAGTATTGGTCAGCAATAGATATTATTCAACCATCGACTACTTTTGATTATAGTCTATGGATGAAGAGTAATTATAATGAAATTCAAACAGGTCTATTACCTAAC